ACAAAGGATATATGTGCCTTCCATAAGGTGAACATTATCCTTATCGCGCACGTCGTTCAGGCGGAATATCGTAACACTACGAACAATACCACGCACGTCAGCAGAACCATCGTGACTGCGGGTAAAAAAGTTGCACCGAAAATCCCTGCTTATTGTGGTGAAGTATATCACTTCAACATTAAGAAGGGATTCGTAGAAGGAGCAGGAGGTGACTATTCACTATTGACTGAGCACACAGGTGATGACTTCGCAAGAACAGCACTTGGACTGGACAGAGAGATTGTATTCGGTGACAAGCCTCTCTACGATAGCTACATCAAACCAGCCATCACCAAAATGAAAGAAACCTACGTTCCAACATCGAAGTTCTAACAAACAGGAGTGTGTGAAATGAGTCCGATTGTACAGTTTTCAGATCGTGATCTTCTCCGCGGTAAAGTTGTAGAGCCTGCATGGTATGTTGTCAATATCGACAACATCGGAGAAGGCCCATCGAAAGATGGTGGTTCTACGAACTATCCTGTCGAGGCCACGATCATCAAGAATGCCGATACGGGATCAGAAGAGTACGCGAAGGTTCCTCTCGATTGGAACTTCAACTCCAAGGCGATTGGATTCGCAGTTGGTTTCCTCAACTCATTTGGTGTTGAGGTGAAATCAGGTGCGCGATTCGATCTTGCGAATGCAGTAGGCCGTCAGGTCGAAGTATTCGTTGAGAATGGTGAGTGGCAGGGACGCATGGTGAATCGCGTCAATCACAAGTATCGGCCCGTTCGTAGCTAGTAGTTAGTAGAAGAGAGTCAGAGTAGTCACGACCTACACTATTCTGACTCTCTTCTTTTTTGTAAGCTAGGTCCAATCAGGAGAATGACGATGGAATTCTATCTCGATGAATTTGGTGACGCGCGCGTGGAATCATCTGATCCAGAAGATGATGATTCGACTGAAGAGGGAGACGGAGTCACTGAGAAACTCATTGAAGATGAGACTGAAGTGGACGATGAAGATGAGGAAGAAGTCTTCGAGGATGATGAAGACGATGATGAAGATGATGAAGACGATGATGGTAGTGAAGAGACTACCGAAGGTCTTCTGAATGAAGATGACGACGACGACTAGCAGAATGCACTAGATTGGATTACTGGAAGTTCAGAAATTACTGTCACCCTGTGTCGGTATCAGGTCAATGAGAGTATAAGTTGATGCCAGATATGAGGATCTAGTGAACAGGGGATACGCCTAACACTACAACCCAGTAGTTTACGGGCGTATCCCCGCTTCTTATTCGTGTATTCAAATAAAAGAAAGAGAAGAAATGACTGACAAGAAAGCCGTTGGACGTGTAATAAAAGTGAGTAAAGAAGGGTGGGGATTCATCTCATCTAAGGATATTGAATTCACACGTATCTTCTTTCATTGGACTGCGCTCGTACAGGACACAATTGGATTTAAGGAATTGAAGACTGGAATGATTGTCGAGTTCACTCCAATTCAGATTCCGGGTAAAGGTCATCGTGCAATCCATGTGCGTGTGATTGATAAGAGAGAAAGAACTGATGACGACACAACTACTGAAGTGTCCCCACTGTTCGAACAGTGATATTACTCTGATGGAATGGATGCCCATCAGAAGGCTGTGGTTCTGTGTGGTGTGTTCCAAGATGTTCTCTGTGGAAAAGCCTGTAGAGAAGAAGGAAGAAGATGAGTGAACCGGAAGTTGAATGGTATATTCATCGTATTAAAGTGATGCTTGGAGAGATTGATTCTTTAGTACTTACATCTCCAAACTTGACCAATTCAATACGTGAAATAATATCATCCAATACTAATGAAATTGAGATAAACTTACATATAATCATTAGAAAATTAAAGGGGGTGAAAATCAATGGAACATAAATATGTCCCAGGAATGGGACCGATGGGCGCGAAGGTACTCATACTAGGTGAAGCTCCTAGTTATGAGGAGACACACGCGGGTAAGCCATTCGTTGGAGCTAGTGGTAGAGAACTAGATAGACTACTCAAAGATGCGGGAGTCCCTAGAAGTGAGTGTTGGATTACGAATGTATGCAAGTATGAAGTTCCACCTAATGCAGCTAGGAAAAAGCTACCATTCCATGTGCGCGCGCGTAATCATGGCATCGACATGGAACAGCAATTAGCTGAACTGAGAGTAGAGATAAATGACATCAAGCCCAACGTCATACTTGCTCTTGGTGGCACTGCTCTTTGGGCGCTCTCAGGGAAAGATAAAATATCTAGGCATCGCGGATCACTCATGTGGGGGATGGACCATAAGTTTGTGCCTACCTATCATCCCGCGCATCTTTTACATAGTGCTGCGGGCGGAGAAATCAAGGGATACTGGAATCGACAAATAATGATATTCGATATCAAGAGGGCATGGGAAGAGAGGTGGAGTCCACTACTAGAACTGCCTAATCGAGTACTTCAGATCTGTCGTAACTCTGGTGACTTGTATGAGTTCCTGAAGAAGTATGAGAATCATGAGAAATTGTCAGTAGATATTGAAGCAGGTGGTCATTGTCTTCCTATCTGTGTAGGATTGTCATTCAATAAATCTCATGGAATGACGGTCCCTTTGTGGAATGATGGTGGCATATCAACTATCCCTGATTCGGATATGGCTACACTTTGGAGTATGCTCTCCGAAGTATTAATGGAGAAGAAAATTGTCGGACAAAACTTCAACTACGATCGTGATAAACTTAGACGACTGGGGTTCACTATTCGAGGAATACACTCAGATACAATGCTCAAAGCATTCGCGATTAACCCTGAACTCCCGAAAGGGCTTGCATTTATTACAAGTCTCTACACCAGAGAACCCTTCTATAAAGATGAAGGTATGTATGAAGGGAAACTTGGAGATTTATTGCTCGGATGCGCGCGTGATGCTTGTGTCACATACGAAATAGACGAGGCGATGGATGCGGACTTAGATGAATTAGGAGTCAGGAAATTCTATGAAAACTTCCTGATGAAACTCCCTGATTTCTATCTAGAGATTGAGAACAACGGATTCAGAGTCGATGAAGCTAAGAGATCAGAGTTAATCAAGAAGTACGTCGAATGGGATGAGCGTCTTGGATTCGAGATGTTCAAGATAGCTGGAGTAGACATTAACGTCAGTTCACCAGTTCAAGTCTATTCATTTCTATTCGATGAGTGGGGTCTACCTAGAAGAAAAGGAGTCGGAGAAGAGGAACTTACGGCTCTATTGAATCTCAAATCAGGAGTCAAGACAGCAGATCAACGTGAATGGATAGAGAAGTGTCTTGAGAGACGTCGAGTACGTAAAACAATATCGACTTATCTCTTTGCGATTCCTGATTACGATAAGAAGATGCGCACGACGTGTTATATGTGTCTAGAGACTGGACGCACATCAACAGGTCAGCAAGACCCACCTATCAGACCACTAGTCGATCTAGTCGGTAAGGGTAAAAAGAAAGACATGAAAGTGATGGGTACGGCATTCCAAGTATTCACTAAGCATGGTGATATTGGAGCTGACGTACGCGGAATGTATATCCCTGATGAGGGGGAAATATTTGTTAATCTGGACTCTAGTCAAGCTGAAGCGCGTGTAGTGTTTAACTTGGCAATGGATGAACAAGCATTACAGGATATTGATGAACATGACTATCATGCACTCACTGCTTCATGGTTTTTTGGTGGTACTGAAGAGAATTACTCCAAGAAGATTCTGGGATATGAATCTCCTATTAGATTCGCCGGGAAGACTCTACGTCATGCGGGCCATCTTGGAGCGGGCGCGAGAAGAGCAAGTACAGAACTCAATACCCAAGCACGTAAATATAAGATCCCAATCACCATCACGGAAGCAATCGCCGACCGTGCATTGAAGATATTCCACGCACGTCAACCTAAAATACAAAGGATATTCCATGCCGGAATCATTGAATGCCTCAAAAATACTAGGCAACTTATCGCCCCGCTCCCGTGGGGTATTGACGCGGAGAGAGGTGGTGTACGTATTTTCTATGAAAGGTGGGGTGATGACCTGTTCAGAGAAGCTATGGCATACATCCCTCAACGAGCCGTTACTGATAATACCAAAGCAGCAGGTATCAGAATTAAGCGACAATTCAGAGAAGCAAAAATTATACTTGAGGCGCATGATGCGCTTCTTTTCTCGGTGCGAAAAGAGTATCTTGATGACTTTATTCCGATAGCTCGAAAGGAGATGGAACGTCCTTTGAATTTTAAGACTTGCAGTCTACCACGTAGGTATCTTAAGATACCATGTGATGTAGAGATTGGAGAGAACTACAAGGATTTACGCAAATTCAAAGGAAAGGATGAGCCTGTTAAGATTGAAGTACCTGAACTGGTACGTGTAAGAGAGTTGACCCCTACTGAACAATTCACAGTGACTGATGAGGAAGTCAGACAAGAACAGTTAGAACAGTTGGATGTGAGAAGAGAGCGCGAATGGAATAGGACAATTAAAGATGATGACATACCATTCTGAGGAAGTAAATGACATGGCTAGAAAAGCTGCTGAGTCAACACTCCGAGCTAGAAAGTCCCATGAACTTCTGGTTATGGGGTGGCTTAAGTGCTATATCAGCAGTTGTAAAAGATAATGTATGGATGGATAGACAGATTTACAACCTGTATCCAAACATCTATGTGATGTATCATGCTGAGAGTGGATTGAAGAAGGGTCCACCAATCAGTATGGCAAAGCAACTGGTGAAAGCTGTTAATGGGACACGTATCATTAGTGGCAGATCTAGTATACAGGGCATCCTAAAAGAATTAGGAACTGCCCAGACTCAACCTGGTGGTAAAGTTAATAGTAAGTCTACTGCATTCATTTGTAGTAGCGAATTAACTAGTTCGATAGTTGAGGACAAGGTAGCCACAGACATACTCACAGACCTGTATGACCGTCAGTACAATATTGGCGAGTGGCGTAGTCTGCTGAAAATGGAGTCTTTCAATTTGAAGGATCCGACCATTACAATGTTAACGGCAACTAATGAAGCTCACTCGAATGATTTCTTTGCTAGAAAGGATATTCATGGTGGCTATTTTGCTCGTACTTTTATTATATCTGAGAATAAAAGGAATCGAGCTAACTCATTACTCGTCCCCTTAATTAATCCGCCCAAGTATGCAGAGCTGACGGATTACTTAAAGGAACTGAGTAATCTGAATGGTCCATTTCAGGCGTTAGCCAGTCGAGAACAAGAAGGAGACTTTAAGATTCCTCACGTTGAGATTGAATCAGGTGAGACTAATTACTTCACATCAGCTGGTCTAATGTATCAGCAATGGTATGAAGGATTCATTGAGGACATGGCAGTCCAAGAGGTAAAGGATGAAACTGGTACATTGAATAGATTCGGTGATTCGGTATTGAAGGTAGCTATGCTACTATCTCTAGCGAAAGCACCTGATTTGAAGATCGATGAAGAGTCAATGGAATTAGCTGTCGTGTACTGTGAGAAATTGATAGGTAACGTGCGCGAGATGACTCATGGTAAGAAGGGACTATCAGAAGCGAAGAACATCAAGAATGTGATTCTGAAGGAACTACTCGGACGGGATTCACATCAGATCTCGCGCGCGATGTTACTCAAGAAGATGTGGGCGCATTACAAGGATGCCGCTGAATTAGATGAGATCATGATATCATTTGATCAGGCTGGTATGATCAAGACTGAAACCATCGGGAATCAGATCATCTACATCATGCCAGATAATCAAGTGAGAGAACTGAACCGACTGTATGCAGGGAAGAATCGATGATTGTCCCTCTTCCGACCTATCAAGAGGAATCAATCGAACTGATTGAAGAGAAGGGAGAAATAGATCACAACTATATCAGGGAATGTATGAACTTACCATCATGGAAGTGCGCGTGCGGACTCACGAATCACGGACTGAACAAGAGGTGTGCGGATTGGCGTTGTCGCCGGGAGAGGGAGAGATGAACGGTAAAATAGTCAGACTAATGAGTGACAAGGGATACGGATTCATCAAGGGTGATGATGGAAAGGAATATTTCTTCCATCGTGCAGATTTTCAAGAGGACTTTGAAAGTCTCTGTATGGATGTAGAGAGAGGACAGAAGGTCGATGTAGTATTCGAGTCTGTCCCCTCTCCAAAGGGACCACGCGCGGGTGAAGTAATTAGAAATTACTCAGTTTAGTAGGGATTATTCCCTCCTATTTCAGGGAATAGATCCCTTAGTCCACCACCTGTAGCGAGCCAATCATCTTCAGGACTGATGAACTTGCCTACAGATTCACCCTTGCTGTAAACCTGACTACCCATCCCCATTACTATTGGAGCTAGTAGTGGTAATAGGGATGGGCCATCAGGTCTATTCTGATCCTCTCTAATCAATTCCAATACATCTTGTATCACCAGTGGTACGAACAGTTGTGCTGTCCTATCATACACATGGAATGGTTGATACTCAGATGCATTCATAACATCCCATGCAAACTTAGCTACTGGATTCAGTTTGTTAGTGAATAGTCTCTCTCCCTGATCACCTTGTGTTTGAGCTTGGAATCCAGTACCAAATCGATGTGATTCTCCGGTAGCAGATGATGTGTATGTGCCAGTATAGAGTCGATGGAATGCGACTAGGAACTGTTGGAAACTAGAACCAGGATCTAAACGTAGATCACCAATTCTAATCTTTCCAAAGTCAGCACTGTCCATATCATCACTGACTTCACCACCACCCAACTTACCCATCTGTGCCATCGTATACCATGCGGCACCCATAGACAGGGCAGCCTTCATGTATTGCTTTCGCACGAATGGAGTAGCCATTATGTAGGTACTCGGATTAAGCATACGCAGACGAGATGCAACCATTCGAGGTGCAAACATCACGTATCCAAGTTTACCTGCTATAGCTTCGGCTGACTTCTCTGAACCTCTCAGTGGCAATAAGTGCATCTTGAGTGGTCCACGACCAGTAGCCGTATTAACGAAGTCAACTATCTCTCTGGCTGCTATGTCATTCTCATACGGATTCAATGCCATAGCTTCATTTGGTGTGTATTCTCGCTTGAAGAATCCCGGTCTAGCCTCTCCCGTACTCAGAGCTTCATATGACATATCACGAGCCAAGTCAAATAGTTTCTGAGTTCTATTCGCGCGTATGGAATTCAAGAGTGTCATGTATGCGCGATTAGATCCCTTGAAATACCCACCTAATGTGGCTCGATATAGCTTAGAGAAACCGGGGATATCACCACCAGATTCAACCCATTTCGGAACAATAGCTGCTTCACGATCATTCAAATGATCAGTCTGTTTCATTAATTTCATTCCATTTCGTTCAGCTATTGATTTGATCGGCTTACCAGTATTCATGTCTAGTTTCTGTTGGAATATAGGCAATCTTTCCAACTGTGCATTGTAGTTTTCAAAGTATTTCTGAGAAAATGCAGCCTTAATTTGTGGACCTTGGGCTTTCCAGAATTCAGGCGTACCAATCATAGGTAGAGCCTGTCTACCTGATGCAGATAGATCACCTGTAGTGGTGGCAGCACTTGATGCTGCAATTAATTCCTTTAATAGACTAGCTTTAGGTTCTCTAGGTTTCTCACCTTCAGGGAATGTTTCAGGAGCACCACCTTTACCCCATCCAGTTCTATTCTTAATGTTCTCCCACATCTGCCAATCATCAGAGTGACCAGCTTCATCATCTACGAAGTCTCGTAGACCACGAATCATGTCTCTACTCCAACTAGAGTAGGTTCCAGTTGATCTCACGACATCAAGTTCGACTCCCTTTTTGAGTAATTCAAAGGTTGCCTTACCATATAGTGCTCCGGCATTCTTATCTGCACCTAGTGTGTCGATACCTAATCTACCAGTACCATCATATAGTTCTCCTACTTTAGCAACTCCGATTACTCTCGCGGGCGCATTACCAGTTTTAGCTCGATATACTATTCTCGTTCCATCCTGTACATCTGTAGTGGGTCTACCGCGCGCATCCTCTACACTAATTCCTACTGGTCCATCTTGTGGATTGTAGTATTTTACTTGAGTGTCGGCAAATTCATGAGTTAGACCGGGATCCCAATTTTCAGGTTTGTAAGTTTCTATAGCCTCTAGAAACTGTGCCATACTAAAACCTGGAATTTTTAGTCTAGCTGATCTCCTACTAAGAGGTAGATTACGTTGAACTTCTTTGGCTCCCTGTTGAAGTACTTGAGCAGCATTAGTCTGAGGAGGCACATCAGCTAATGGTGCCATACTATTGGCACTAAATAGATCTGTATCAGGTAATACTTGTTGTCCTCCCGTCTCCTGTTCAAATCTAGTTACAGGAGATGAGCCAGCTTGACTTTCAATATATTGTCCTCGTTCATTTGCTAAGGCTAGAAGTCCATCGAGCTTATGAACTAGTTTCCATCTTGCTGCATCAGCTACTGGATCACCTACCATAGATCTTAAAATATCTTTTCTTGATTCTAGATGTCTATTTATGACACGATTCAATGAAGTCATAGTAGTTTTCTTAAGTATTTCCGCCTGATGAGTTTCTATTTCAGGACGATCAATAACTCTCTTACGTGATCTTCCAGTTTGTTGACTAATATCTGCAATTTTCTGATCTACCATATTCAATACGGTATTCATGAAATCATGTTCATGGGGTTCTAAAGCTCTACCCATTCTACGAATTATATCAGCACGTTCATTATTCAAACCATCTAAACTTGCAATTGAGATTAGATCATCAGCTTGATGTTCTAGATGGTCTATCAAATCTTGACGATAAGGATGATCTCGATTCTGTCTGAGAATATGGAATAGGTCTGATGAATTACTAGCTGATGCTAATGCATCATTAACTTCATCTCCCAAGTAATTATTCCGTCGACTTGGTGGTTGTACTCTACTTACATTTTGAGGGTTCAATGAAGTATATTCAGCTCCAGTAGTTTGATTGATTTCATTGAGTTGTGTTTGAGCATGATCATACATTTCTGTAAGTAATCTATGCTCCAAATCAGTAGTACTTGTTCTATCCAATTCTCCCTGAATCCAATCAACTGTTTCTAGTAATCTGGCTTCACTTGGTTCCTGTCTAATTATTTCTTCAGCTCTGTTAATTATCGCACTTCTCAATTCACGTGAGGGTGGTTCATCCCTGTAAATTTCATAAAGTCTCGGTACATTATGTGTATTATTCAATTCATCCAGAATTGATACTGGTGTTAATCCACCTCTAGGATTACCATTAGGATCTGTGATATCACGAGGTGAACCCGGACCTCTAGGTTCTATCTCATCAAGATGATCCATTACCCATTGAGTAGATTCACCCAAATCTCTGAATGGACCTTCTGATGCTGTCATATTAGGATGGATAACCATTATCTCTCCACTATAGGGATCAAGATAATGTTCAAATGAACCTGCACTACCAGCCACTAACCGTGCATTATCTGGAATCTGTGAGTTAGGGTCACGAGGTGGTCGGATAGGTTCATTTGGGAACGTAGGTCTATTTGGATTGATAGGAGGAATATCCTCAGTTGGATTAGTAGGTACAAATGGGTCAGTAGGAGGATAAGCTTGTCTCACTTCATCAGGTATTGAACCCAATGCTGCCCAATTATATGCCTGTCCCTGTCTAGGAAATGGTCCCACAGGTTGACTCTGGCGATTCAAAATAACATATGTTCCTTCGGGTAAACTATAATACTGTGGATAATTTTCTGGATATCCGGTATCCCATGTCATAGTCTGAGATGGTGGTCTACCACCATTAAATAGTTCTCGAAGTTTACGTGCTAGTTCTTCAGGATTATTTGAACCTTCAGTCCTCTTGATGAGATCTTCAGCGAAATGACCTTTCCTTGGAGCTAAATCATCAGGTCCATATTGACTCAAATCAGTCATTTCAGGAGGAGTGGCATCTTCTCCCTTCAAATACTGATTGATGATATCATCACCTAATTCACCAGCCATTGACATTTGTTCAGGCTGACGAGTTTCGCCCCAATTCTCTCCGAGTATCTGACGCGCGCGTAACTTCCCTATATCTCCTGATGGTTCTACTGGTGGAGTCTCACCTACTAATGGGAGATTCTGCTGACCTGATTGTGGTGGAATAGCCTGATCCCATCCCGTTACTTCATGTGGTCTATCGGCAGAAAATTGATCAGGAAAGGCAGCGTTATTAGTCCATCCACGTTCTTCTGGAGTTAGTGGAGGTTCTGCTGCTCCCGTGTCTGGATTAGCACCGGGAATATTCATATTAGATGGAAGTTGTTTAGCCCGAACGATTTGAAGCATCTCATCAGCGTGATTAGCTGATATAGAGTCTCCTGAATCGATGGCTCGTGCGCGCGCATCAGTCCAATGCTCGAATAGACTCTGTAGTAATTCAGGCTCTCTAGCCCCTTGAACCTCTAATCTATCATTAGCTCTTTCCTTCTCAATAGTCCATTCAGGTGTTTGAGGAAGAGATGGTGATTCTATACCTCGATCAGCAGGATTTAGAGGATTACCAAAATCATCGAATGAATCTAGAAATCTAATATCTTTATCAGTTAATTTACCCATTCCTCCCATTAAAGCTTTATGGGTAGGATCAGGAAATTGAGCTACCTGACCAGTCTGTTCACCTATCTTAGGTTCACGATCCCTAGCAGATTGAACTTCATCAGGAGTAGGCTCACGCCCAAACATTTTCCTCAGATTTTCCCATAGTGCCTGATCATCTGAAGCACCACTAGTATCCTGAATGAATTTATCAAATAGACCATTTCCTTGAGAATCTCGGCCCAAGAACTTATGACCTGCTTTTGCTAGATTCGCAATAGTAGTGTCATTTACGTATTTACTTGGAAGTGAAAATGGCTTATCTGGAGTATAATCTATAGTATCATTCTCTCCTACTTTAGGAGGTTCTACAGTAGGTAATGGTGCAGCAGGAGCAGCGGGACCAGCACGACGAATTAACTCTATGTTACCATTCTTATTTATCTGATGAAATTCATATCCTTCTGCCCTTAACCTATTACCTTCTTCCTTCTTATTCGGTCCTTCAAGTTCAACAATGTGAGGCTCAGTTGATGTACTTCTTGGTTCAGTGGTAACAATAGGTGCTTCAGTAGAAACAGGAGTAGGAGATGGAGAAGTTGGACTAGTAGGTTCAATAGGAGGAGCAGGTGGAGTAGTACGAAGATCAGATGAAGGTCTGACATTTAGATTGGTAGCTTCAGGATTCCACAGATTTAGACCTAGATCTAGCTGTCCTTCATCACCTAATGGTAACTGTGGATGATCCTGTGTAATGCCATATGGTCCTAGTTCTGGACCCTCGATAGGTGCAGGTGTTACTGGTCTAGTTTCGGGTACACCCGGACGACTAGTGATACCAATAGGAGTTCGTTGGAATCTTTCATCAAATGGCACTCTAACATCCATTGATGGAGCACCATGTTGACCGATTGGAAGATCTAATTGTTGCTGTCCAAAATCAAACTTCTGTTGGCCCATTGTAGGTTCAGCAGGAGTATTCCACTTGATAGGCTGATCAGATTCACCTATCTTCTTGAGTCCTGAAGCCTGTGCAGGAGTAGTTCCGTGACCATACACTCCAGCGCCGATTTTACCTAATTCTAGCTTAATCAATCCTTTCGTTATTTTACCAGCTTTTTGCCAATTATCTAGTGTGGGATCATTAGAGGCGTCAAATACTTCTTTAGCACCTGATACACCGAATGCGCCCGCGCCTATCGCGCCTGCCGCCTTGAGTGCGTGTGCGGTCTTGGCATATTTAGCAGCTTGTAATAGAGGAGCAGCCTCTACACCAGCCATCAATGCTAGACCTACTGGACTAGTACCAGATTCGGTGAATTCAGCAGCTAAACTACCCGGTATACTAGCGATTGGATACTGTTTATCAAACTCCTCCATATGCTGATGCATCTGAGGAGAAAATGGGACTAATGCCTCATTAGCCTTAGTCCATACTTTACCTAATGTAGACTGTTCAGGAGGTTTTTGAGTAGGTGTAGGAACAGGTTCATCCCACATCAAACCTGGGATATCAGGTCTTTTCTTCTTAGTCTCATCATCCCACTCAAGACCGGGAATCTGTTGTCCCATGATTATCTCCCGACAGGAGGTCTAACGATTAATTCTAATCTGTATCCAGCTTCACGAGCCGCTTTAATGGCTTCAGGATTATCAGGTATGGTACCAGTTCTACCAGTAGCAGGATCTCTGAATCTGATACGTGGACCTGTTACTGCTTCATTACTACTAGCTTGTGGACTACCAATAGGAGTAGGAGGTCTATTAGGATCAGCAGTAGTTAATGGAGGTATTTTCTTAGTAGGTGGATTATAACTAGTTCCTCTACCAGCAGCAGGTGGTCTAGCTGGTGGAGGAGTACTTGCAGGGGGAGTAGTAGCAGGATTAGTAGGTGGTACATAATCAGGTTCAATACTTGATCTGAATTCATCGTAAGCATCCACGTCATCCTGAGTTATTTTACCAGTAGAAAATAGACCACCTTTTGGAGCACCTAATACAGGTCTAGGCTGATAGGTGTATTCCTTCTCTGAAATTCTCTTAATGAATCTCTTAATTTCTGGACCTTCAGTTTGCCATGCAGCACCCAACTTATCATTTCTCTGACGTACCTTCTCCATTGTATTAGTTCTAGCACTAGCTCCAGTTGGTGCTGCTTTAACCTCAGTTAGATCTCCTACTGGTGTCTGAGGAGAATCACCAACAGGTTGTGGTTGACTTGGATTACTAGGATCAATGTAATACAAATTACCCTGTTGATCTTTATAATGTGTAGTTTTAGTCATTGCAGCAGTTGCATAGGTACCTTTAGCCCTAGCTTCTGCGGCAGCTAAATTACCAGTATTCTTAAGTTCCTGTAGTGTCCTTTCATCTAGTTCACCAGTCTTAATCTTGGTATCCCTAATTTCACCAGTATCACGATTCTTAAGAACATAAGTTGGACCAGTCGTATCCCAATCCCAAGTTGGAAGCATAGATTTCCATCTATATGCCTGAGCACGAACATCAGCTATCCGATTCTTCTCATTCTGTGTTCTTTCAGTAGCAGCAGCCTTCTCTAGAGCAGTTCTGTTATTAAGTACAGATGTAGCTATCTGACGTTCATTCACATTGGCTGTATTCTCTAATGATGCACCCTGATAGAATGGAGTAGCCTTATCAGTCCATTCCTTCATTCTACGCACATTAGGTTCTTCTAATACAGCATCCATTGTTTTGAGTGGATCTCTATTCCTATCAAATCTAGAACTTAGACCCATTCCAGTAGCTACAAGCCTGCGTGTGATATCAGGTTCCTGACGTTGTGGAGCCTGATCGAGTAATCCTCTGAATCTATCCCTATCTACAGTAGATGGACTAGGTATCTGATCCATCATTTCCTGAAAACTGGGAGTAGGCACTTCTCCTCTATCAGGTGGTATTGGAGAGGAAGGTTGAAACAATCCTTCTGCTGGTTGTCTCTCAGGAGCCTGATTTTGAGCAAAGAAATTATCGAACATCTGTTTCTTACGCAGTTGTTCGATACCAAGTGATGGAGTGCCAAATGTCGGAAGTGTATATGCCATTATACTATCCTAGAACGTAGGCATCTTAACTCTACCCTGACCAATTGGCAGAGCACCCTGATTATATCCACCAGTAGGAGTTACACCACCACTATATCCAGCTCCAGTATTGGCCTGTGGCTTGTTAAGCCAACCACCAATCTTATCAATCCACGGATATGCTGCATTAGCTGCATCACCAATGTATTCTTTAGTTTGTTCATATCTACCGGGTAGATCTTGTGCCTGATTTTCAGCATTAATATATGAAGTACCTTGCTGACCACTCTGAGCAATAGCTCGGCCCAGTTGATCTCCAAACATATTAGCCATTCCGGGGGTAGTTCCATATAAGCTGCTAGCACCCTGTAATGCATTCAATCTATTGCCTGCATTCCACTGATCTGCCTGCATTCCAGCAGTAGCATTGAACTGATTAGTCTGCATTTGAGCACCTAGACGTTGAGCTTCAATGTCAGACATACCTTTCATACCAGTAATTTGATTACCGATACGATTAGTATCGATTCCAGCCATTCCTTGCATACCAGACAATCTACCTGCATTACGATTAGCAATAATTCCTGCATTTACATTCTGTAATGCGTCCGCGCCTGATTGACCCTGTTCTCTAGCCATTTTAGCTTGTACAGCAGCAGCATTAGGTGAATATCCACCCTGTAGTGCTCTCTGTCTACTTACTTCTCTTTCGGCGTTTGCGTATGCAGCCCTAATAGGAGCAACACCACGAGAACGGAGATCAGCAATATCGTTGGCCGAGTATCCTCCGGTATCTGCAAACCCCTTATACCCTTGATAAGCGTCATTATTAGGGATGTCATATCCACCCGTCTTACTCATATCCTGAAACTGACCGTAAGATGCAAATGGATCTGAATAACTAGAATAACGCGCATTTACTTGAGGGATGTTACCAAATCCACTCATAATTGAGTCATAGTCTTGTGTACCAGCACTCATCGCTCTGCCAAATCCTTCCCCTAATGTATTCATATAGGGGTCCATCTGGCCTCTGAATCGTGATTGTTCATCTACAATACGATTCTGTACGCGCCCGCGCTCATCATTCCCACTCTCCTTAAAGATAGGATTATTTGAACTAATAGGAGAGGTGTTACCACCTACAGCATTAGTCTGAGCAGGTGCGCGTTGAAGAGCTGTCTGAGCTGTTTTCTTATTCTTATTGCTGCCCATAACGCCTCACAAATCTAAAATGAGTGACTGACCATCTGGTGGTCTAAAGCCATTACGCCTCAATCTTCTCGCCCACTTGGGATTCTGACTCCATACGTACAATTGGTCATATTTCATCTTCTGAGCGATGTAAACTGAGGCATCTAAAACTTGATATAACGCCTTAAGTCGTTCACGAGGGTCACGGGTCTTGTCAGTTACTGTCACGCATTCAGCTATATCACGTATTCCACCGAATGTTAGTATTCCTTTTTCATCCTCGACTACAAATGCACATACATAGTCAAGAAAGTCAGGTAAAGGGAATTCATCTGCGAAATTCTCTGCATGAATTCGCATCAATTCTTTTAAATCAGAGGGATCATAGGATCGAATAATCATTACGCAGTATCGATGCCTGCAAGTGAATTCCAGAGTGTCAGAATTTGTGACTGTAGATCGATATCAGCTATTGTACAAGTAGATGTTTTAGTTTCTTCGTGGTAAGTAGTCGCTGCAACCACATTTACACCCATAACTACCTGTGGAGCAGCCTGATCTGCTGCCATTCGGGGATTACTGACTACTCTTTGCGCGTATGATGCGCGTAATGGATGATATGGAACAGATCCACCCTCACCTAATACAGTGCCACAGCAAAATGCCATCATTGCCTGCACACGCTCCATAAATCCACCCGGCCCCTGATCGCGTGTTAGAGCCATCTGTTGAGTAGAAGTTTCAACCGGCATTTTTCAGCTCCTTCAGTTCATTCGTAAGATTTTCAACCAATTCCTTTAATCGCACATTCTCCTCGGTTAATTTGAATCGGAGCATTTCTTTCTCTCCAATGACTTGATAGAGTTCTGCGAGTGATACCTGCATCGGCGGTGTATCTGGCATTTCATCTCCTTAAGCGAATGGTATACAAATAGTACCTATTATTGTCACTTGACCAGACCAATTAGCATTAGCTAAAATATTCTTATAGAAATATACCCATACATCATTGGGTGAACATTGTGCCATACCACTACCAATAGTTTGACTATCTGCATACATAATTATATCATTCGTATATGAACCTACATTAGTTATTCCTGCTGGTAAATACATACCCATATTATTTAAATTAGCACTTGAAATTACTATATTCATATTAATAAATAACATTTTATATATTAATGCATATTTACAAGTAACAAGTCCCACTAAGGTTCCATTTGAAATAGTTGGTGAAAAATCAGTCCAATAGCCCATTGGAACGCCACGGCCTAAATCATATATTCCACCTGCTGCTCGGATATGTGCTCTAGCTTCAATATAGTTGGGCCAAATGGCAGATTCTAAATAAAGACCAGTGTTTGTGTACAATCCATAAGATGAATGAGCGCCAAGATACCAACTAGTCTGAATAGTACCGGGGGCAGTAAGTGCTCCTGGATACATATATGCTCCAGTATGCAAATTCGCCATCACTGATAAAGCACCAGTAATTGTAGCATTACCTACACCATCTATTTTAAATAATTCTAATCCTGCTCTGCTCTGATTCCAAATTCTAAAATATTCAGAATAACTCATTAATCGAAAGTTTTTATCAGTAGTTGCTGCAATATTATCTAGAAATAATGATGTATCTCCTGCTGTAGCAGTATCAGTTTGAATTGTAGTATATCCAATTAAATTATTTGGACCTTTAGTTGCAACTAGTGTATATACACTTACAGCACCACTAAATTGTGCTGTAGTAAGAGCCGCATTACCACGTACTGTCAAATCTAATAAACTGGTTCCTCCTGCTACAGTATAGAGCTTTTCAGCCATCAAACCAAACCAATTGGTCTGATCTCCTCGTACTACATCTAAATAACCTGCTTGTGAATATCGTAATGCTGGATAACTAGCACTTGCTGCAACAAAGTAAAGTATACCCCCAAGAGTAGCTAGATGAGTAGCAGCATCTATATGTGCACCGGCACTTACAAATCCACTAGCAGTAATACCACCAGTACGATTGATCCGTACTGATCCAGTTGCAGTAGAATCATCATCATTTGTAGGTTGAATAGTAAATATTTGAGCATTTGCATAAAGTCGCCATATTTTACTATTAGCAGGTGCAGCATCTTCCACAAATGACATTAATGGAAGACTTGATTGTAACTTTAGAGCATGATTATTTACAGTATAATTTCTAGTTAAAGTAAGAGCTACGATTTGATCGGTACCACCGGGTTCATGTTGTGTATGATGTACTCCACCAGTAGGTCCGGGTGGTCCAGTTAATCCTATTGGTCCCTGTGGCCCTGTTAATCCTATCGGACCTTGTGGGCCTGTTAATCCTGTATCACCTTTTATACCTTGTGGGCCTATCGGACCTTGTATACCTTGTGGACCCTGAATACCTTGTGGACCCTGTGGACCTACAGGGCCAGTATTCATGGGAGTCCATATAGGAACCCATTCAGTAGTAGCAGGATCGGGTGGTCCAACCATTATTTCTTACTCTCTCCCATCATCCAATCTAATGTCTCTAATGCCATGCGCGAAGGAGTACCAGTTTGCCACGGAACTTGAACCATGTAGCTAAATAATAAATCAAATTCAGTTATATGAAGCTGTAATTGACGATTTCCTTCAGTTTTTAGTTGTCTCTCAGGCTCACCATTAACCATCTTTTTACCACATGGTTTAGGATCACTGATTGCCTCTAATTTCTCGAAAATAGCTACTTCATTTCGTAGGACTGTCATTCCTTTAGTCTGTTGTAAACTACCACCAAGGACGAAACCAACGAAACAGAATTCAAATCGTTTCTTACCTTTATCATCTTCAAAGTTTAGTACCATATTAGTCCTTTTGACAGAGCCATAAATCTACATACAAGGGATCATTATTAGCTGCGTTAGTACCACCCGTGTGCGCGTGAGCAGCAGCTGCAACTAGATTCACTTGGTGACTGTGAAATCCTGAAGTACCAGTATTTCCATCATAATCAACACCGTGTTGATGTAAACCACGAGACATATTACCGCTCTGACCAGCATCCACATTCATTGTACCAGCAGACTCAGTACCAGATAGAGTATGTACACCAAAACCGTGAGTATGATCGCCCAAAGCATTAGTTTCACCAGTATGATTATGAGCGCCTCCAGCATCCGTGGTAAACGTATGACCATGTGATGCAGAACCACCTAATCCACCGGGACCAACACGAATATACCTACCATCCCATGCAGTGATGCGCGTCCATCCTACAGGACACGCAGTGGTAGATAACACAATCAACCCACTAGGAATCCCACCAGGAGTTTTCCATGTATTATCACCAGCAAGAAATAAACCTCCAGTAGGTGCATTAGTTCCAAGTCGTGCGAGTGGGACTGTTCCAAGTGTAAGATTAGTTGCATTTAATGCGGTAAGATTACTACCATTTCCAATAAATCCAGTTGCACCAAAATATCCATCACGTCTAAAGTAAAATTGCGTTTGAATGACAGTATAGTCATCTGTCAAAGCTTCTACATAAAAATTACCATTTCCATATCCTAATTGCCTCCAAATTGTGTTATTTACTGGAGCAGCAGTATCTGCAAAAATTAATGCACCATTAGTTCCTAAAATTCTCGAAAATGAGGCAAAAGTTTGAGCTACAAAGTGATTGTCGATATTCGTATATGCAATATATGGTGGTAAATCTCCCGGTGGAATCGATGGAACTACTGATGGTTCACCTGCCGTACTTTTAACGTATCCATTTCCGAGTAAGCTGAGTGCGCGTTCATTTGTTAGACCAGTATGAGGACTGACAGTCCAATATGTTGCATCTAATCCGATATTTACTGCTGCTCCTGTTCCGGGCCACGGTTCTGGAGGTGTAGTAGTGCCATCTACTACACACATATAAGCTACGCCATCAGCTCCAATTACGATATCACCATCATTATAGACTGGACCACCTACATAATCACCTAAGTAGTCCAAATTCATTCCACCGCCAGTACCACCTCCTCCAGTTGAGTGAATGGTAAGTCGATGTGGAACCGATGCATCAAATACGATATTCGCACCGGGTAGTAGTTGAGAGGAATTAGCTAATGCAACCTCTTCTGGAGATGTAGTGAGGTAAGTAGCTGTATTATTTGTTAAATATGTGACATAACTGGTAATCGTATTGACACTATTGTTAATACGCTGAACAACATCTGCTCGTGCAACTTCAAGCTGATCTAACCGATCGATTAAAATCGTTAAAGTCTGATTTAATGCATTATCAGTCTGTTTAGACTGAGCTAACATCCCCTTTAAATCAGCAAATTGGGGAGGTTTAGGCTCCGGTTTGAACGACATCGTTATGAGCCAGGATACGATGAATCGGATTCTTTAGAGTATATTACAATTCGATTAATTCTAAAATATTCATTAGTTCCAGATGTTTTTAATTCAAATGCTGCACGTTGTTCCTTAAAATTTACTATTCTAGTAGGGATAATTCTAGCTCTTGGTTCTAACTTGAATGGAACTAATGTCTTATATCTAACATCATCTAATGAAAATACGAACATATACAATTTGCCCACTCCATATACTCTAACTCTAATGGCTGCAAAATGAGATATGTTTTCACCAGAACTTGCCTCACTAGCCGCTGATCCTAGTGGCATAATTATTCTCCGATAAGAGCAGTACGAATTGTAGGATCAGGAATTTTCTTACTTACATTATTATAAACATCTGAATTACGTACTCTCCTTGAATCAATAAAATAGATTCCATCATATGTAGGAGTAGGACATTGAAGATACGTATTGAATAAATCTCGTCCATCATATTCAACTGTATAGATATCATTAGCAAATGCTGGAGTAAAATTAGATATTCTAATCCAATGTGGACTTACCCATGCAAGTATAAATGACATATAAGTTCCATTTGATTTCCTCAGTTTTAATTTTGGGTCTCCAATTAGATTAGTTCCAAGAATATCTATCCAAGGCATCCCACAGAACATAGTCACCATTGATACTGTCATGCCCATGCCTCATCTACGCCAACGATTAACTTATTGGTTTCAATTAAACACAATGTAGTAACTTTAGAATCGAATATCCATCGTGCCCATCGAATATTCTTAGCATCCATTCCATTACTATAGTCCGCGTGTAATACAAATTGCTTAAAAGGATGAGGCATAGTAATATAGATTTTCTTACTAATTGAATCATTAGCTATTTGTATTTTACTGAATGCATTTCGATCTAAAGCATTCCAAAAATCCTCAATTTTGAAGGTTAATTCAGGTCTGGAATACGTTCCATTGAATAACACTAAACCTGACCAGTCTACAATCAGTAAAAAGTCAGTATTTACGCCACCTGAGTCTAATACCGAAGCGATTCCATGTACAGGAGCACCAATACCCTGATCTAATACCTCTTCAACCCATGTAGATGGTTCATCGAAATTGTCTGAATACGCATACGTGCGTGTCTTCTTGAATAAATACAGAATATCACGGAATTCCTGAGCATTAGTCAATGGACTTCCGTCAAGTGGAGTAACAATCAACCCATCTACTTTACTAATTGCTTCAGGTTCACCGGGTGCGCTTAATAGTGCTACCGAACGATTATCTGGTCGTAATAAATCAGCATGAGGAGCAACAGTAGGTTCTTCAGGAACTGTACTAATTCCTACTACCACCATCCGACCATGATAGGTATTTAATGCTACTCCTGCTGGAATTGATTCATAGTTATCTAACAGATGTGAAGCATCTGCAACTAAATCCGAATCATACATTGAAAATGATATTCCTCTATCAATATTAGCATTTTGAATAACTGCACCGGGAACAAAGAAGAATTGATATCCTCTCTGATCACCATTATATTCAGTAATTGTCTTAGTAGCAATTATATGCCTTTTCTTAATAGTAGGATCATCAGTAACAGGAAGATTATAAATCTGAACTTGCTGTCTAACATTTACGAGTGTATTACCACAGAAATGTTCAGGTCCGGGCATAGTTAAATAGCCAGTATCAGTTTCATATACTACACCGAAGAGATGAAATCCAGTCTCGGAAAATCCCGGTACAGATGAAGTAACACAATTCATCTCATATGATACTTCAGCACCTATCCATCCTGCACCAACAGTTAATGCACTATCTGGAACATCCAATTTCATATTAGTTGTTACATTATCTGGAATAGTCCATGCAACATACCAACCAGATGGACCCGCGGTAATGTCTTTAGGATCAATAGCCTTAGTCATCACCACTTGTCTACTAGTAGTACCAACAGGCCCAATTTTAATACCAGTTAATTGAAGTTTAAGATTTCCAGGTGCATCAACCATCTGAACTGCACCAGGATGATACCATCCACTAGGTTGATGAACAATAATTACGAAATGAATTCCTTTAGTGATAGATCCGTCATTTATGTCATTGAAAATGATGAATGGTACTAATCCTCCGTTAGTCGGAGCTTTTCCACCTGTTATACGCGCGGGTGTGCCATCTCCCTTATAGACCCATACTTTCTCATTTTCCAAACCTAATTCATAGGTCTGACCAGTCACATCGATACGTGTACTAAATGGAGTAATGTATGCCTTACCTGCAATTGAAATGAATCCAAAATCAGTTGCAGCAGGAAATGTAGCAATTGGACCGTGTACTGTATTTGGTCCAATTAAATGATAAATTGCACCACCACGAACCATTACGAGAAGAGATTGACCTGTTTGCATTACATAATTATAAGCCCTTTGAATCATAGTCAAAGGAATAGTAGAACCCGATCCATCCTGCCATCGTGCTAATGGATAACGAGTCTCAATTCCTGATTCAGTGAATTGGATATTATCTGCTACAGTAAAATGATTAGATGGACAGGTTTCATCATCTCCTCTATCCCACAGTCCATTCAATTCCTCGATTACAAATGGTGCATGATCTCGTAAGGTCATATCCTAGAACCAGATGAATGTGAAAGGAACATCATGTCCAACTCCGCCATTATGACTGAGTTTAATTGGAAATAGAATATTACTAATTGAAAATATTGAAGGTTTAGTTGGATGAAAAACCACCCAAGATTGTTGAACTGAAGGCGCACCCGGATAATCTGTGACCAGATTATAAAAATAGATGTTATCTTTTGGAGGAATTACCATCAATCCCTGTAAAATTATTCCAGGAATTGGCATAGGATTGAAAATTACATTGAATTCTCCCCCTATGATAACTTGAGTGAAAATAATTCCGGCAGCAGCAGGGTTTTCCATGTTATAAACCATGTCTGCCGTGATATCTCCACTTAGTTGGAGATGGATTCTAACAGATGAATAAACTGCCATGACTAATAGCTCCTCATTTTATAACCAGCTCTAAATGGTCGATGGCGAGTCATCGTCTGTTGTTTACTCTTATTACCAATTCCAATAATTCTCTCTAATGCTAATTCGGCTTGTTCATTGAGAATAGATGAACGAGATTCATTTTCTCCAATGAATTGTGCAAGTAAGGCTCCAGTTTTGTAAATTAAAAACATCGTAGCAATAGTAGGTCCAATTACGGATTCAAAAGTTACTGCCGGTTTTACTGATACCTGGATGTATTTTAATTGAACTTCAATATCAATAGAAGCACCATTTCTATTAAATACTATTTGTTCACCTTCTTGTGCCCAGAACACAAGTGAATTAGATGATGCATATGCTTCAGCAAATTCTTTACGGGGAAGTGGCCTGAATGCATCAGTACTTTTAGCTGCTCTTTCTGCCACTTCTTGAACATTAATTAGAAAATAGGGAAGATTACTAATATGATTCTCACCTTTAAAAATCATTATTGGAGGTGAAATCTGATTAGTTGCAGGAGCATTCGACTCTGCTAAATGCTCATTTAATTCATAAATTGCCATGTTTAAATATGGCATCATAACATCATAAGTATAATCTGTATGTGCTGGATCATTGTTTAGTAATGCAGCACCATGCATTGCTTGACTTGCAACGAGTCGATCATACATTATGGGCATGGTTCACCTAAACAAATGGATAACTTGAGTGATCCCCAAGTTATCCCCAACAATCTACTTTACTAAATCAGACTCTTGATTCTTAGCCAACACTCGATACTGATTAACTAGATTCCAATACTCACTAGTCAAAGGAATATTGGATTCGATTCCACCGTGATCTTTAATATACTGACCGATTTTCTGAAGTAGATCAGCTCTTTCATTGTCCTGCTTTGGTGGGTGGATTTGGTGCTGCTGTAGGAGTTCCTGCGCTGACTGGGGCTGCTCTTTTTTCGTCTCTTTCTGTTCGTTCATTGGTTTCCTCTACTGGAACTGACATGACTGATACTGTGAAACTATCTTTATCACTGCTAACATTAATCTGAGTTACTTGAGCCAGATCATACTGACCCATACTTCCATCTCGATTGATTATTTCAATTACTTTCTTCTTCAATCGAAATGTAATCTCTTGAATACCTTCTTCAAACAGTAGAGTACGTCTACCCGGTCCTGTTACGGCATCAATAGCAGCTACATCAGCCATTCTCTTTTCCTTCCTCTATCAAATGAAGTTAGTTCCAGCAGGCCATGTAATGTAAGGATTTACATCACTTTTCTTGACATTATTGTTCTCCCATATGTAACCAGGAGCATACATTTCTAGCGCGCCTACTCCTAATGATGGAGCGGACGTACCAATAATTCCATATTCACCTTCAACAAGTTGTTTTTGATCTCTAAACACTAGATCGGTGCATAGATATTCAGGTTGATCGAATGAGATTGCACTGTTTGGGAGTGTAGGACAGTGAAATTCATTTCCTTCAAAAGTGACCTTATCTGGTCCGCCTGTAAGGAATATGCATCGTCCATTGCCACCCCACTCCCAACTCATATCTTCTATCTTATTGTTCTTGATGAGAATATTAGTCATGATTTGGGATATATTTCTGTCATCACGTCCCAAAATGTGGATTCCACCTGCTACATGACTAATGGTATTATCTTCTACAATAATATTTCTAATAGTAGCCCACGGACAGTTTCCATCCTGATTCCTAACCGTTAGGACAATTGCATATCCAGTCTGACCATCTACGAAGCTATATTCCATCGTATTTCCTACGATAATTACTCCATCTGCTTCCTTCAGTTCAATTAGATTCTTACAAGTAGCATCTGATTCACGCCATTCTAGTTTCTTTGTAAGGAGATTTCCTTCGATTTTGATGTTTCGAGGTATATTCTCCTCAGAACTCGAATTATCACCACCAAACAGTATATTTTCACCAGAAGCTTCAAGCATACACCCCGTAACTTCTAAATCATTAGTTTTGTCAGTTCCACAAATAGCTTGAGTATCCTGACTTTTTGCGATATTGAGGATTTTAGTATTCTTGACGCGCATTCCTTTTGCATTAACCATAATTCCACGATGCTGACCCTTTTCTGGATGACCATTCAGAGTACACGCATCGAAAGTGACATAATCAGCTCCAGTAACGATAGTATTCTCATTAGCTCCATCAAGAGTCATTCCGATGAAGTTTGTATTTGGTTGTGGAAAGAAGATTCCAATGAGTCGTGCGCGCTCAGACACTAGACTGCATGGTTTTGCTAGAATTGCTTCAATTCCACAATCTTGCACAAAATCATCGTGAATCTGAAACTTAGTTCCCTCTGGGTTATCAGCAATCATTTGCATGATGTTGTCACCCGGATTGACCGACACATAATCAGAGGGACCGACTCCCTCGATCATTCTTTTCGCTCTTTCTATGTGTCTTTCCGCGAGCGTTAGTTGTCGTAGTATCTGTTCTTTTGTAGCCATTTTACTTACTGAGCAAATGTCAATCCGAGTTCTTTAGCTTTAGCAGGATCTACAATAGCCTTACACGCTTGACAGATTGGAAACAGTGGATTCCTGAGAGTTCCACACGCGATACATCGAACTAGTTCCAATGTCTGTAGATCACCTAGCCACGGTTTATTCGTGATGTTTAGCTCTTTACAAGCCAAGCGCGCATCATCTGATATTGCCAATGGATTCCCATTAGTGCGCGACCACAGAATATCAGCGACACGAATCAATTCCCTGTACCAGTTTTTCTGATTCTGTTGAGCCTTCAACAACGAAGGCATATGCTCTTTCTTTAGTTTCTCTACTGTAAGTTCACCAGGAATATAAAAGATTCCCGGCATCAAATCAGCCATATTACACGCGAGTAGACCGTTACAGTAATCTTTTACGATAGAATCTGCAATTTGAATACTCGAAATAGGAATTTCAAGTA